AGCCATTGGAGCTCTTCCTCGCTGGTCGGATCTTCGATCTTGAACGACTCTGCAAATTTTCTGCCCCACTCGACACCGGCATCAGCAGCGTCAAGATAATCGATCCTTTCAAACTTGAGTTTCCAATCCTCGGCATCTATGATCCCCTTTACTTCAGTGCTTCTCGCACCGAAGGTATCATCGAGCCATTTGTCCATATCATCCTGCCAGCTCTGCACTCCACTGGCAAGATTGGATCCGAATATCCAGTCTAAGGCTGTGGCCAATCCGCCAAGGATATCGTATACCACATCAGCCATATCGCCGATAAGCCTTATAACACTGCCGACAGGATCATCAAATATGGTACCGAAATCATGAGCGAATCTTGCAATGAGATTCCATACTCCGACTCCGATCTCGATCACGCCATTGGCAAGACCGAGCACGATATTATAAATGCCTGCCCCGGCTACTGCGAACACCCCTGCGGTACCTGCCATGGTATCGCTGACCTGCTGCTCTTTGTCGATAAGGTCGTCCATGCCTTCGCCAATCTTGTTGATCGCTTTGGACGCAAGGTTTGCAAGCGAGCTTACCAGGAATCCTGCGCCCTGTAACAGTGACTGTATATGAGGCATATTGGAATTGATCGTAGCAAACAGGTTCCCGACAGCCGGATATAACTGATTTCCGATCACTTCCTTGACATCTCCCCATGAGTTCTTCATCTGCTCGATCTGACCATAAGGCAGGTTTGCCATATCCTCAGCAAGCCCGCCCCATGATTCGTTGATCATATCGGAAATAACAAGGGCTTTCTCCATGTCGGTTCCGTTTTCAATGATCTTTTTCTGCTGGTCCGTCAGCTCGAAGCCTTTTTTGAGGATCCCATCATACTTACCTATGAACACCTTACCGAGCTGTGTTGCCATATCGGTCATTCCGGTTGTATCAAGAGCCTTTCCGCCGGTCATACCGGTCGCATAATTACTCAGGGTATCCATGGCAACCATCAGGGCGTTTGCATCGCTGATATAGGTCGAGAGTTCTGCGGCACCCGCGAGATACGTCTCATCACCGTATATAGTCGTGCTCTGTAACTCACTTGCCTTCTGTTTTATGAGATCAAATACGCTGATGCTCCGATCTGCCGCCTGCATAAGTGCACTATCGTCATAATTAAGACTGACTGTCGCTTCGAGATCGGTTAATGCACTGTCATCATATTCAAGCCCGACCGTTGCTTCAAGCCCGTTTATGGAATTGTAAGCATCGATACTGTCATTGATCCCGTTAATATAGTCCGTGTTGTCCAGCTCCAGCGTTGCAACACTGTTAAGTGCTCCGTTGGAAGAGGTATCGAACGTGATCTCGTGATTTTCTATTGTGTCGAATGTAACCGTATGGTTTTCCACGGTATCGATCGTGATAGTGTGGTTCGCATCAGCTTCGATATTCTTCAGGACATTCCTCAGCTGCGCCTCGACTTTGTTCTGGGCATCTGCTGTTTCCATCATGTCGCTTGCCCAGTTTGCCACGTATTTTACAGCAGCTATTGCTCCGACAACGCTAAGCACGCCTTTCAATGCATTCATGAGCCCGTTGGCTGAAGAAGTGCTTTTGTCGATATTGCCGGGCATTTTATCTGCTTCATCTGCCGCTTTACCCATCTGATCAGCCATTGATTCTGCCGCCGTCGTTGAACGTTCGAGCAGATTCAATACCGAATCCATGCCATCAACAGTAATGCTGATCGCATTATTGGTTCTATTAACCTGCGCTTCCGCTGCTCCCAGCTGTGTTCCGTCAAAAAGCGAGTTTGATATCTTGTCGCTTTCGCGCATTGTATCATTCAGGCTTCTTGTAGCGTTAGTCATTGCCCGCATCGGCTGAGACATCCTGTCGCTGACGCTTATAGTCGTGCCTATTCCTGCCATACGTTACCTCTTATTTCCTTCTGAGATCATCCCGTTCGTGTTTCCGCCTTTCCTCTTCCTCCGCCTCCTTTTCTGCCCTGATCTGCACAGATGCACTTATAAGAGCTTTCTTTTTCTTGTCCCAGGACAGAAAATGATCGATTTCGGAAGGAGGCCAGTGTAGACGCTGGATGAGGTAGTGGAGGAGATTTGCTTCCCAGTCTCCTCCGATTATCAGTTTTTTGCTTCTTCTATATCTGCACCCTCGCTGTCAAATCCGTTATATTTTGCGAATTCCTCAACGAGCTTGGAATATTCTCCCGGAAGATCTACAAGCTTCTTGAGCAGGTCTTCGGCGGTTCGTACGCCGTAACTGTCCTGAAGCTCCGCATTGTTGAGATTAGGATATACGCAGCTCCGTGCAAGTGCTGCGGGGAAATATGCCGCACGATCAACATTGTGGTACACGCGGCCCTTTTTATCCTTGGTCTCTTTAATAAATGATTCCTTGAGCTGTTCATCTTCGGCAGTGGTCAGAGCTCTGAACTCCCATTCCACCGGAACGCCGTTCTCATCAACAATACTTTTTGTAACTGCGATCTTAAGATTTTCGCGTTTAACCTTGTTTTCTTTTAAGAAATAACTTAATTCACCCATTTTATAGTCTCCCATCCATATAAAAAATACGGCAGGAGCAGGTTAACCCCACTCCGCCGTTAGTGTGTGTATCAAAGTTCCTCAATTGCGCCATCGCCGAAGCTCTGAAGGATATCGAATCCATCAAAGGTACCGGAAATGTCCTCGGTAAGCTCATCCTCGGTTTCAATGTCAATCTTGGAAAGGATTGCGCTGTCGATCACGCATCCGGTATGGATCACGTTCTGACCGCCGATCGTGCCGCCCTTATTCTCATTGTAAACCGTGATATCGAAAGACGGAAGCTTCCCTGTGTTCTTGAACTCAACGAGAAGATCCCTGAATATCGGAGCATTGTAGGAAAGCTTGCCTTTCCAGGTTCCCTCCCAGCCGGTAGGGTAATGAACCTTTCCTGCTCTTCCGAGTATTCCTCTCGTGCGCATGATAGGTTTTACCGTGCTCTCGAAGTTGATAAGGTTGAGAAGGTTGTATCTGTTCTCGCCGATCGTGATCGTAGCCTGAGCAAGCGAGCCGTTGACCATCTCTTCCTTTGCCATTACGTTGTCACCTAATGCCATTTAAGCCGCCTCCTTTCTCAAGCCACATATACGGTCATGTAGAGCTTTTCCATGCACCCTACTACCGTAATCTGTGTATCTACTACTACCGCCGTCTTGGCATCGCCCTTGGAAACCGCAATATCCCTTACCGCATCGAAGTCCTCGATTGCCCTGAGCTTCAGCAGTTCCTCGAAATACTTTCTCAGAGTGTTCCAGAAAGCCGTACGACCCTGAACATCGTTGGGTTCCTTCCCGAGATAGTATGCGTTGAAGTTTGCGGCGATATCGTTTCCGATCTGATCCATAACCCTTACTACCTGGTTAAGCTTGAAGTCATCAGACTTCTCGGAAGTAGTGGTTACGAGGGAATTGATATCGGTAAGGATCCTGTGCTCATTGTCCACAAGGTGGAATACGAGCTTGCCGGCATCTACCGCATCCTCCAGCTGCTGCTGGGTATAAGCTACCGAGATCGTCTTTTCGCCGTCATACTTAGTATTGGTGAGGCTCTTGTTTACGGCGCATCCCGCCTCGGCACCGCAAGTCCACGGTACAAGGCTGAGAGCAGTAGCCTCATTGATGATGTGTTCATGATCGGCAGCGTTGTTATAAATAACGAGCTGGAACTTCTTTCCGACATTCTCCACCATGCGAATGGTGTATGCGGTATAAAGGGCCTGAATGGATCCGTTGTCGCTCGGGCATCCGAGTACATTGAACGTTTCCTGTTCAAACGCCGACAGGGCAGCAGAATGCTGTGTGCCGGTTACCGCGCTGTTGGTACCGCCGGTCATGAATGTTCCGGTTGTTGCCGCAAGGGTAGCAGTACCGTCAAAATCAACGAAATCGTTGTCAACGAGTGCTGCTGCGTTTGCAACGCCGATCTGTTCATCAACCTTCTCACCATCAAGATAGGTCGTTACGTCCCATTTGGTGCCATCATCTGCATTTACAGCAATGGCAATGGAAATCTTGTTGCCTCTTGTGCCTGCATATTTAGCAGCTCCGAAGGTGTTGGAAGCCTTAACCCCGCCGCCGTTAAGCCTGTAAGTGATCAGCTTTACAGCATGTCTGAATACTTCCCTTATATCGATAAGGGCCGCATCATCATAACTGTAACCGAAGATCTTCAGGCAGCCGTCAACGAGATCGTCGAGCGTCACCTTCTGCACTGCTTCCGGTCCCCAGTCAAGTTCGAGCGGAAGTGCAACCACGCCCCTGTCTCCGAGGGTAGCGGTGGCATTCTTCAGCGATACGAAGTTGATGTAAGAGCCGGGGAGCTTTTTGTTCTGTGATACAAAATATCCGCCTCCGAGCATTTGATCATACCTCCTGTGTCATAAATTCCTCGATTCTGGCATCAACCTCATCGAGTGTGTATTCTTTTCCTGCTTCTAATAGGGCATTGATCAGATCGACCTTTTCCCTGTAGCGTTTTGATTTGAGCAGCCGTTCCTTGGTAAAGGTAGGAGCTGTAGATACCGCCCTTTCCTCACCCTTATCTGCTGCCATTTCTTTTATTTTCGCCATGGTTTCAATTCCTCCGTGTGTGTAAGAGTCATCATAAGGTCATGAGCCTCAGTCACTCTCACGCTCCTGTTATAATCAACAAGGCATGTGAGCGTATGGGCATCATTATCCGTTGCGATGTGGATGTTCGTTCCGTTATATGTTTCGCTGTTATAACTTACAGTTTTGAGCGCAAATGGCAGCAGGTGAGACACCTTCCGCAGATCATCCTGTTCATTGCTCAGGTATACTGCCGAAAAGGTCATGTACAGCCTCACCATTCCGGATGTTCGCGACTGGAAGTCATTAAGGCTTACGAAATCGACAAGGAAGCACGGCTCATTCACATTCTGCTTTATTTCATCGACATATACCTTTATGCCGGGAAATTCTGCAAGACCCTTGGCCATGGCCTTGATGATATCGTTAATGATGTCACTTACCGTATTGTTACCTGCCATTTCTCAATCCCTCCAGCCATACCTGCGTCATACTGTCCGTAATAGCCTGGGCATGTACGGCAAGCCTCCGCTCCGCGTTGGTCATCATAAAACGACCTTCGACCCACGGGCTTTTCAGTCTCTTTCCAAGCGCCGGAACATAACGCCCGACTTCCTGCCTGTGCCCGTATTCAACATATGAAGCGTATTCGGTAAGATTGAACATATCGATCGTTATTCCGCCCGATTCTTCTTTGGTCTCTGAAGTCTGCCAGCCGCGCCTGAGCGTGCCGCCCACTTTTCCGGTATCGGCCGGATAGATCCCGACCGGAGTATTCTTGACCGTATCCCGTAGCAGTCTTGCCGCAAGGTTTCGGGCAACCTTTTTTTCATGTTCAACCATTTCCTTCTCAGCCGCTTCAAGGCTTCCAAGGAGCGCTTCAAGTTCTTTGTGATCGACAGCCATCACGCATATTCCTTTTCGGTAGTCAGTGTGATCTCCTGATGTGTTGAATATACCGCCGCGATACCTCCTGCCTTGAAGCTTTCTGTCCGTCCTTCCTGTGTGATAACAACCTTCGATCCGGGAGCTATCGCAAGAGCCGGTGAACAGAAAAGCGTTATGATCTGGGATAACGCCGGTATTTCCGCATCAGCAGCGTTCGGATTGCTTTCAACATTCATCCGGCAAGGCTGGTCCGTATAAAGCGCCTTCTCTGCCTTAGTGGTGATGTTGTTTGCATCCGTTGTCTCAGTGAACTCATAAACGGTACATATGCCGTTATACTTCCTTTCGACAACATTCACGCCTACCACCTTACCTTTCTGAAAAGATTAAGCTGATTGAAGTCCGAAGTGTTGAAATTGTAAATTCCGTTCCTCGAACTATCGGCAGTCAGGGCGTATGTCCATGAACACTTCCCTTCGGTCTGACTTGTTACATCAATCACATTGCCGTCCCCGAACTGTGTTTCATAGTCGATTATCCCCTTCACCTTTGTACGTACCATAGGTTCGAGCTCTTCGGGAAGCCCCTTGGTATTGAGATAATTGACCGCATTCTGCCATATATCGGAAATAAGCTGGTCCCTCGTATTTGTTGAAATACTGAGATGTGTCTTGACCAGTGTGATCGTTTCTTCCTTGGTGAGCATCATGTCATTCGTCCTTTCATAGCTGACGGACGGGAATTGCCCGCCCGCAGCTTATTTCTTCTTTGTGGGTTTCTTCGCAGCAGCAGCCTTTTCAGGCTTTGCCTCTTCGATCTTCTCCTGAACAACAGGCTCAGCAGGTTTCACCGCCTCAACTGCCCTCTCGGGCTTCGGCTCTTCCTGCATCACCCTGTTCTCGATATGTCTCCTGAGCAGCATAAGCGATACCCCCGATCATCAAGCCTTGTACATAGCGAGTACGACCTTGGAATCGTTGGAAAGAACCGCTACGTAGTGCTCATCGGCAGAAATAACGGTAGTCTTCGCAAGAATGTCCCTGTCGCTCTCTGTTGCTGCATCACGTTTCAGGTAGATCGTAAGAGCCGGAGCACTTACGCCGAAGCCGTCAGCATTGGGATCCTCGTTTGCATCAGGAAGATCAACGATAACGATAGGGTTGAGCCAGTAAGGATCTGCAACTGCTGCAACGTAGCTGTCTACTGCGGGAGTGTAGAGTTCCTTGTTGGTGCCATCCCAGAATGCGCCTGCGGTGAGGGTTGAAAGCTTAGCCTCGCCCGATCCGGGAGTTGCACTTTCTGCAACGATCTTGGTTGCTCCGGAATCACCTGCTGCACACTTCACGTAACCGATCTTCGCGATCTTCTTGGATTTTACTACCTGGCATCCGCAGATCATACCGATGGTACCGGTCATGATCACATCCATGCCTGACTTTGCACGATCGATGAAGTTGGATTCCTTGCGGAGAGCTTCCTCCTGATCAGGATGGATGAAAAGGATCTTGTTGAGGGTGTTGTCCGATTCCTCTTCGAACTTGGTATTCGCTGCAACAATCTCGTTGTAGCTGATCGGAGCGATGGTGCTGTTGACATAGGTGAGAGAAGCTTTGTAAAGCTCTGCTACACAGTCATTGTCAACCTTCGCAGCGATAGACATGGTGAGCTGGTTTCCAACCTCTCCCATGGGGTCGCCGTAACCTGAGAGGACGGCCTCGTCTGTGATTTCAACCGCCTTACCGGCTTTCTTCACGGTAGCCGTAGTGGTCGTGTGGGTGAGCACGGTTGTTCCCATTTGTACGCCCTCAGCTACATCTTCAGCATCTCCGATGTATGCGTACTTCGGAACGGTGATGGTGTTACCGGGGATACCGGCAAGAGTGTTGTCGATCTTTGCGATCTTTGAGAATTTGATCTTCTTAGGCAATGTAGCGGAGATCATGTCCGCCAGTACCTGAGGGTTGACCAGATTTGTAAGTTTTGTCTGTGCCATGATTTTTACCTTTCCTTTCTGAAATGTGTGTTAAGTTGTTTCTTTGGCAAGTGCTTCATACGTTGCTCTGTCAGTGTTGTAAAGCTCGCATCTCTGCTGGTAGTTCATCTTCCGGAAATCTGTTGCCGTAAGCTTGCCGGGTGTACCTGATCCGGTACCCGCGCCGCCCGCCGGTGACATTCCTGCCGGAGTACTACTTGCTCCTGCACCTGCCGGTGTTCCTGTTTCAAAAAGATATGAATCGGATTGTTTCAGTGCTTCTATCTGCTTTGCAAGACCTTTAACAGTTCCATCCTCATTGAGGACGGCCTTGTCCAGATCTGTGAGCAGTGCAAGCGCAGCTTTTGAGTTCTTCGCCCCTGCGTCTTTCAAAGCAAGCGCCACAGCATTGTCTACAGCCATCTTATGGATGTCTGCCTCATACTTTTCTTTTGTGGCCTTGTTGGCTTCCTGAAGATCCTCGATTTGTTTCTTCAGAGCTTCCGTTCCCTCCCCTGACTTCTTCAGGGCTTCGAGCTGTGTGTCACGTTCTTTGATCAGTGCTTCTGCGTTTTTCTTCGCTTCGTTCACTTCATCAAACCGTGATTTCGGGATATAACCTTTCAGCTCCTCCGAGCTGGCCGCAGCCACCTTTTCCGCAAGTGTCTCAGTCATCCCTTCGATCTTCATCAAATCTTCCTTTTTCATGGTTCTTTACCTCCGAATACATTGTTTTACGCCGTTCAGTCGGCGGATTATTCTGTTACCCGTTCTTTTACGCCTGCGGCTTGTGAAAGGCGGTTTTGGGTATAATAAAAGCACCCTCGTTCGAGGATGCTCATATTAGCTTAAAGTATTATTTATATATTGGCTCAACAGCTGAAAAAACCTTTTTCAAACTGTTCCAACACCTTTGTTTCGCCCAGCTCTTCAAGCTGTTTGACCACATTTTCTGTTTCTCCGCCAATTCGCACATCAGTTGAATAGTAGTCGAGAATTAGCTGAACAACTTTCTCAGTATTTTCAGGATTCAGAATATAACTCCGGATTACTACTTCCATTATAATACTCCTATCATTTGCATTGCACACGCCAAAATATCGTAATAAACGCCTCCGGTTGGAGATAGCCCGGTTGATTCAACAAGCGCCATCTTTTCATGAAGTTCTTCCACTAAGCTATCCTTAAAAAGTTGAAATCCCGGCATGTTTTCAAAATACA